CGTGTTTTTTTTTTTTTTTTTATAAGATTGCTTTGACGCAGATATGGGGTTACGGTCCTAAGACTCGGTTGCCCGGCCCTCAGCCTGGTAACGAGACAACTCACTCAAGAAAATCTTGAGCGAGCTTAGAAACTACAACTCCATAATAATCTATTTTTTCGCCACTAAGAACAACGTCTCTAAAGAGGTCAATTACGGCATTGCCAGAAAGCTGATACCTTTCCCAACAAAAACAGTGGAAGTGAAAATCATCAATAACTTGCTGTTCAACAAGCTTCTTGGTGATATTATTTAACGTGACTCCAGCTGTCCTTGCATTCCAGGAAATATCAACTTCCATGAATCTCTTACCACCGACCAGCGGTAGTTGGGAGAACTCGAACTTGAACCTCTCAAGAAACAAATTCCTAATGGTAGGAACGAAACGGAACTCGTAAGCATAGCCAATAGACTTGCCAGCCATGTAAGCGGAATCGCTCACAGCCTGGTTTCTGTTGGCACGCATATTGAAACGACCAAGTGCCTTACCTAAGATAGGGACCGTGAGGTGCACCCGTCCTTCGGAAGGAACAAAAAACTTGCTCAGAAAAGTAGCTTTCCAAAGCAAATCGTGTCGTTTGACTTCAGCAACCATTTTGGCCTCGGCCGCGATGGAAACGTAAGTCTTGACTGCATACTTACAAATGCCGCTAACGATCGCCAGCATATCATCCCCAAGTATCATTGCTCTACAGGTCCTGATTTTCGCAGTCCTAAGAAAAGCCCAAAGAATACTACCATTCCAAAACGTATTTCGGAAGGTAGTGTCAGTGGCGCCAGTTGGAAGCTGGTTTTCAAGAGTAGCCGAGATGCCCTGTTTGCTTGACTTAACTGTGAATTTGTTCGTCTTCAAGTGAAGGCGGACAAACCACTCAGGACACCCAAGCAACCTCATGAAAGCCACTTCCAAAAGCATGACGTCACTGCATTGGAACTTATCATTGGATGAAAAATCAGCCTCTAGCCAATACTCGTTTTCGTTTTGTCGCTCAAGGTGGTTGGTGTAAGCCAACGGTGTTTTCTTGTAACTTGTCTTGAATTTGTAATCACCACTCATACCCTCCAGGCAACAATCGAATCTGCGCATGAGCTCATTAAAAATGGGCCCAGAAATAACATTATACAGATCAGTGCCTTTAAATATGACGCGTGGTGCCCAATTTGGTTTATGAGTCACCAATAGCGCTTCGACTTTTACGAAAACATCTTTATGGGAATAGTCCTTGATGTTGGCTTCACACAACCGGTGTAATGAAGCCTCCATTCTAGCCTGTTTTTCGGAACCAAACTTAGCTAGCCAATTCCTATAAAGATGCTCGTTCCAATCGAACGCTACTAGTGGTTCAGGAACCAAAGTGTTAGCAAACTCCATGCTGTACTTTACCACCCTAGGTGTAGCCCTAGAAGCACTATGGTAATTACATCGCTTTCGAAAAGCAGCGATGGTATTATGCCACCCATTATCGGGAACTACAGGATGAAGGAACCTAAGAAGTGGTCCCAATTGTCGTTGTTCTTCCTGTACCTGAATCATGGTCCTCGGCAGACGCA